CCAACTGGTACAGGTAAAACTGAAACCGCCAAGTCTTTATCCAAGCACTTGGGTGTTAAGTTGCTACGTTTTGATATGAGTGAATATCAAGAGAAGCATAGTATCTCCAAGCTAATTGGTAGCCCTCCAGGTTATGTTGGCTTTGAAGAAAATGCTGGCTTGTTGATTACACAGATTCAAGAGAACCCTAATGCTGTGCTGTTGTTTGACGAAGTAGAAAAGTCGCACCCAGATGTTTCAACAATCTTGTTGCAAATGATGGATAACGGTTTTATTACTGGTTCAAATGGAAAACAAGCAGACTGCCGTAACCTGATCCTGATCCTTACTACTAATGCTGGTGCTAGTGATGCTGATAAAAATGCTATTGGTTTTGGCGCACAACAAAAAGACTACAGTGATAAAGACTTGAAGAAGTTCTTTACTCCAGAGTTCCGTAATCGTTTAGATGCTGTTATTACATTTAACAAACTACATCGCGATACTGTTGTTAAGGTAGTTGAAAAATTCCTTGAAGAACTACGCTCACAAGTTAAAGATAAAGGTATTAAGATCAAAGTTGATCGCGATGCTATTAACTGGCTGGTAGATAATGGATATGACAGCAAGATGGGTGCTCGTCCGTTACAACGTGTTATTGACAAAGAGATCAAGAAAGATCTCGCTAAGATGATGTTGTTTGGTGAATTGCGTGGAGGAGGATGGCTAACTGTAAGTGTTGTTGATAACAAGATTACACTTGCGGCTAAGGGAAAAACAATAGATGTACCTTTACTAGCTATCGAAGAAAGTAAAGAAAATGCTAACCAAGATAACTAATCGACTTTTTAATAACAAGTATCAATATAAAGTAGTGTTAGTCTGCGGCGGCGCTTCTTATTTTAGAGATAAAGATTTCGATCAAATAAGACAGCGCCTCGCTGATATTAACTTTAATCAACCTGCAACTCGATACTATCAAAGTGCTGGTATTAAAAATCAAGAAGAACTTGACTGGACTTGTAAATTACTAGTTGCTTTACAAAATATGGATGACTATAATTTAAGAGTCGAGCAACCATTTATATCAATTTATACTAACACTAAAAAAGACGTTGATAAGTTAGTTAAACTTGAACCAACTAAGGTCAAGTATATTAGCGTTCCACCTACTAATAACACTCTGGCTGAAAATACTATAATCACAAGCAAACTCGACTTTGATTATCGTATTACTCTAGGAAAAACTACCCGCGAACATTCAGCATTTGTTGACTGGGCCAGCAATAATAAGAAGCTTAGATTAACTAAGAGCTGTATTAAAGAGCTACACAAAAACCACAGCTGGGGTGGAACTTACTTCTATATTACTGGGGATAATAACCTGTTAATGGCTAGAATGCACCTGGGCGAAGCTATAAACAGGGTAGATCGCATAGTAAAGACTAATCCATAAGTCCGTTAGGCGATAAATACTCTAACCGCAGAGTATTCTGCTGTCTTTTAATTACGGATCAAAAATGCGCATACAAGAACTGCTAGAAGGTAAATTTTTTAACGATTTGGATTTTGTTAAATCTGGTGAAAATGGACGCGAGTTAGACTACGATATAACAGAAGACGTAGCACATTTTATGCATCACGATGATAATGCTTATCGTCGTTATACCCATCCAGCTATTATGCACTGTGTAGACAGTATGAAGCATCATATTAAACCTAAAGCAGATGTATTTGAACCTGCTATTAAGGAATGTTATAAGATGTATCTCAAACAATTCCCAATCCGTGAGCTTCCAGATAACCTAGACGAAGAAACTATTAAACAAATTTGCGATAAAATGCATGAAGAAGTTCTCCAACACATCGGTGATGGAAAGTATAAGGACTAATTGTGCGACTACGTGAGCTGTTTATTCGTGAAACTGTCGCTACTGCCCAAAAACAGCTAGGCAGAGCTTTCAACCATCCAGAACATTTTGTGTTTTTCCACGGTGCCGCAGGTACACTAGAAGCACTACAGCATTTCGAAGAAGTAGCTGTTGAGAAACCTGGAGCAACTACTGTACGTAAGAAGTGGGACGGAAATCCTCAGATCTACTGGGGTAGAGAACATAAAGGTGGTCCATTAATACTTGCTGGGCATAACGGTTGGTCCCGCGGTGCTAAGACAACAAGTCCGGAAGAAGTAGTTGATTTTATCGCCAATAAGAGCGGTAAACCTGGAACACCTGAACAAGATGCTGAACGTAAGCGTTTTGCACAAGAGTTTGCTAGTCTATATCCTATATTTGATCGTGCTACTCCGAAAGATTTCGTAGGATTTGTCTATGCAGATGGTTTATTCCTTAAACGACCAGCATTAGACAAGGACGGTATCTATACATTCTGTCCTAATCCTAATAGCAAAACCTGCTATCATGTAAGAAGCGATAGCAAGTTAGGACAACGTATTGCCAATGCACAAGTAATGGTTACCGGTCACGGTTATTTCCCGCACTTTGGAATGCCTGATAATCAACAAAAACCAAAAGACGACTTCAGCGAGTTCAATAATACTGCACCCTTAATTGTGCAGGGTCCTATTTACAATCCAACAGCACCTCAACATGATACTAGTGTTATTAAACCCTTAAAAGACTATGTAACTAAGCACGGTAAACAAATAGATGCATTTATAAACAGTATTCCGCCAACTGATAAAGAAGGAATTTTCTATAAATTTGCCAATGCTATGAGTAAAACTGGCGCATTTGATAGTATCACTAATCGAGGTTTCTCTACCTGGCTAGCTGATCCTAAAAATAAGATTAGCAATAATAAGCGTATGCACATCGAAGCCATGAGTAACCAGCATCCTGGCGCACTAGATGGAATCTGGCATTTGATGAAGAAGATCAGACACTTAAAAGATCAGCAACATAGTGCTTTAGAAGCACAACCTAAGCCAGATATATGGGATACTAACGGTGAAGGTAATGTGAGATATGCCCAGCCTGGAAAGCATAAATATGGTAATGTAAAGTTCGTACCTACAAGTTGGACACCTAAATGAATTTAAGAGAATTATTCGAAGCGCATCATCATAAAGCTACTGCGGCATTCTGCTTTGGTCGCTTCAATCCCGCTCATCAAGGGCATGCCAAAGTTTGGAACGCGGTTGCCAATGCTGGACAACACTGGTACATCGGTACTAATCCTACAACTATCGGCCCTAACGATCCATTACCGTTTGATGTTAAAACTGCTTGGATGACAGCTATTGATCCAAAGATTAAAGGTCACGTCCTAGGTGAAAAAAGCGTTGTTACTCTCGCAAGTAAGATATATGAAAAAGTAGGCGATAATGCAACTGTAGCCTATGTAACTGATGCTCAAGACTGGGCATGGAGTGGTAAGCTATTACATGATTATAACGGTAAAGAAGGTCCACATGGATACTATAACTTTGCTAAAATTATACACGTAGAAAGTCCTCGAGTAACTAGTGCTACTGATCTACGCAATGCGGCACGTGCCGGCAACATGGAATTATTTTATAAACTAGCAGGTACTAATCCTGATCTAAAAGTAAATGGTAAACATTACTTCGATACTGTTGCAGAAGCGTGTGGACATCATCCTGAAAAAGTTAAACGTGCTAAGAAAGAAAAGGCACTAGCAGAAAAAAGTACCAGTGAAAAACAAGCTCGCTTTATGGCGGCTGCGGCGCACGATCCAAAATTTGCTTCTCGTGTAGGTATTAAACAAAGTGTAGCTAAAGAGTTTAACAAAGCAGACACCGGCACTAAACAGTTAAGTAATGCTATGAAGCATAAAAAGAAAACAGAAGATGCCGCAGGTGTAGGAACTATTGATAAACAGAATTCAACTGTAGATGTAAATAAAAATACGCCTGCAAAGAATTTACGAGCATTTAATCTAATTAAAGAAACTAATCAAAAGATTAGAGAAAGAAAACGAGCATTAGCAGAAGGTGGTACAACACCTAAGTCACATGGCACATTTAAAAGTTTAGATGCTGAATTAAATGATACATTGCCGGGCGTGTGGGTACAGCGTCAGTTACGTAATACTGATCCATATATGCAATATCGTTATGGTCTGGCTATTGCGGCGGCTCGTGCTGATGCGGCTGGACATGTAGACTTTGAACAAGAAAGTGCTTGGTCAGAAAACTTAGTCATAGTTGGTTACACACCAGAAGATGCAGAAGTGGTCAAAATGGCCGATAAGCTAATGGGTGTTAGCGGTACACGCCTAGCAGATGATGCTAGTAGAGAATCAGCTGATACTGCTACTCATAGTCCAGTAGCTACACCTAAACGAAACCGATACGGGATATAATATGAGAGCAAAAGAATTTGTCAATGAAGCTAAAGAGATACATTTATCTAAAGTAGTCGATAAGGCAGCTATCCATGCTAGACAATATAAAGATATGGATCAATACTACGACATGTATAGATTAGGTGTAGCAATGGCTGGTGCTCCAGACCAAGGTACTCCTAAAGCAGGACCTGTTAAGGATAATCCAACTGTATGGATGTATACTGATGCCGAAGTTGATATTGTTAATCGAGCAGAAAAAGAAATGGGTGTTAAAGGTACTAGCATTGTTGCGCCTGGCGGTAGTGAAGAATTGGACTCGGCAAATACACATAGTCCTGTTGCTACTCGTAAAAGAAACAAATATGGTGTCTAATGGAAAATAACAAATATCATCTCTCAATCAAAGCGGCATTTGCTAGCGAATATGCATTTGCTCTCAAGGCACAGAACTTTCATTGGAACACAGAAGGCGCAAGTTTTTATCAATTACACTTATTATTTGAACGTATCTATGATGAAGTATATGGTGTTATCGATAAGTTTGCAGAAGAACTAAGAGCATTAGAAATATATGCTCCAGCTAGTTATAGCAGATTTAGTATGCTAACTGCTGTTGAAGATGAAAATGGAGTCCCAGATGAGCGCGGCATGGTCGAAGAACTGCTAGCTGATAGCGAAAAGATGGCCGGCATTTTTAAATTATTATTTGATATGGCTGAATCTGCAGGCGATCACGGACTGAGTAATTTCTTTGCTGATCGTCAAGATCAACACAAAAAACACAGCTGGATGTTAAGAGCAACATTGAAATGAAACAGTACAGGATTACTACAGAGCATTTAAATCAAGATAGTCCTGACGACTGTTATCTTGCTCCTAATGATCCTATACATGAAATAAAAGCTATACAACACCTAGCAGGACTAGGTAGTAATGCTAGATTACATGAACTTAAAGTTAATCAAGGTAGTAATATCAGTGTAACTGGTAGTAACAAAGGTCGCATACAGCGTGAAAAGAATATTAAACCTGGAACGCCTGAATGGTTCCAATTATGGTTTAGTTTACCTTATATGACTGGCGAAAAACCTGTAGGAAAATAATTATGAAAATGTACGAATTAGACGAAAATTATCACCACGGTCATGCTGATCCACGTGCTCCACAATTAGGAAGTCACGAAAAGCGTGAGTTTAAACGTGCTGAATTACAACACGAACTTGGCCACGAAACAAATAACATTGCAATAGTTATTAATGGTAAGACTTGGAAGGTTGTTCCGGGTAGAGGACATGCTGATAGTCCAGAAGAATGGAAACACCTGCAACATATGAAAGACTGGGCCGCTAAGAAATCCGCAAGTTCAGGTAAAAAATGGTCTGTACATCTAACAGGTGCTGATCCGACGAATGAAGGCGCACAAAATGCCGCCATCGCCATCGCCAAGAGAGAGTCAGGAAAGTATAATAAAGACGGTAAGCGTATTAAAGAATCAGCTACTGCAGGTGCTACAAGTAGTGCAAATATAGCTACAGTAGCAAACCCAAGCCAAGCATACAGCAAAAAACCAGTAAAAAGCGTAAATGCACTAGATCAAGACGAAGTTAGCTTGTTTGGTGCACCAATGGAAACAACTAGAAATACAGCGGGTAAAAAAGCCGCTATCATCAAAAGACGATAAATATAATAAGATAAACGGAGTATACTCATGCCATTAGAATTAGACCAAACAACACCAGATATGCCACAAGCTGCCGGACAAGCGATCGGAGCACACGGCGAAGTAGATCGCGAAGGCGAAGTTGCCAAGCAAGATCTAGAAAAAATCTCATCATACGCTCAAAAGTTAGATGATAGACTACAAGATACTGATCAGTTAGAAGCTTGGGTACAGAAGAAAATCGCTGTAGCGGCTGAGAACTTAGCTTCAGTTTATCACTATCTAGCTTATGAAATGACGGTTAATGAGTACGCTGAATACTTAAGAAAAAATGGTCTATTAAGTGAAGGTGCAAATCATCCAGCTGTTCGTAAACTAATGGAAGCTAAGTCTAAGATTAAAGAACTTAAGAAAGCTCAAGTTGAAAAGAAAGCTGAAAAGAAAGTTGCTGAAGGTATACTAAGTGGTGGCGAGCGTCCTTGTACAGAGTGCGGCGGAACAGGTATGGTTTATGAAGAGCCAAAACCAATCCCAGCTCACGTTAAAGGCAAAGTTGAGAAATATAACACAATGGTTAAGGCAACTAAAGCCGCTCACAAGCGTATGGATGCAAATGGTAATGGCATTCCAGATGACGAAGAAATGGAAGAAGGCTTTGATGAAAAATCAAAAGTTGGCGACACTAAAAAGACTCGTACTGGCGAATTAACAAAAACATCAACAGGTGTAGTACACAAGAATACTAGCTATGCTGATGATGGCGAAGCTGAACAAAAGTCAGGCAAAGGTATCAAGAGCCATGCTAAATCACAGTCAGCCGCTGAGAAGAAAGATAAAGCACCGGCACAGAAAAAGTCTAAGACCGGTACTTGGGGTATGGAAAACGGTGAGAAGTTTGACAACCGCAAGAAAGAAAAAGAAGTCGATGAGACTTTTGGTCAAGGCGTTTACGAAGCAAAACCAAGTGCAGGACTAAGCAAAGCTAAGAAATCTGCTGTAGTTAAGAAAGCTAAAGCAGGTGGCGACATCGGTAAACCAGGCAAGAGCTTTGACAAAGTAGCTAAGAAAGCAGGTGGTGGTGAAAAAGGCGAGAAGATTGCCGCAGCCGCTATGTGGAAAAACATCAAAGAAACTACTGCTTATATGGCGGAAAAGAAAGCTGTTGAAAAGAAAGACAAGCCAATGAAAGGCGATAAGATCGCTGACGAAGGTAATGCATTTGGTAAAGCCGAACAGGATGCAGTTAAGTCCGGTAAGAAAGAGTTCGAAGTTGGTGGGAAAACTTATCCTGTTAAAGAAGCAAGTGATTTTACACGTATGCAAGATCAACTAGCACGTTTAAATCGTAACGAAACTAAAACTACAATCAACGAAAGTAGTGAAGTAAATCGTATCCGTGCATTGGCTAACTTATTCAAAGGTTAATACCATGGATTTGAAAGTAAACGGTTTATATCTATCTGAAGCTATTCTACAAGAGTTTGGCCTAGGAGAATCTCCTGCAATGAATCCGCAGGAAGTTCAACTACATAAACTTTTTACTAGTGCTACTGAACCTTGGGAAAGAGCACACTACGAATGGCGCATCAAAAGATTACAAGATCAAATTGCACTAGCTGGTGAACCCGGCGGTGGTAGTGGTGCTCCAGTTGATAGTAAAGGCAATTTGATTCCTGTACTACCCGCTAGAGAGTGGCTTAAGAAGAATCCTAGTCTAATCAAAGAAATGCCGCCAGAGGCATTACCACCAGAAATGCGTATGCCTTTTGACCGCAACCCAGGTGTAATGGATAAGATCAAAGGTGCATTTGGCATTAACGAAAGTACTGATTTCGATCGAATTAAATCGTTAACAAGCCGCGTATTAAAAGGTTAATACCATGGACATGAAGCGCATTCTGCAGGCCATGGATGGAGTTACTAACAAGCCTGTAGAAGGTGTTGACAGCATGGCCAAGTTTCTTCGTACAGTAACTGAAGCTGAAATAAATCAACCAACAGCACCAACACAGCCTCAAGCACCTACTCCACCGACTGCTCCGGCAGCTCCAACTGCACCAGTTGCACCAACGGCACCTGCACAGCCTCAAGTAGATCCGGCACACTATCAAGTTCCGAGTGTTGATTTCTTAAAAAAGAATTACAAACAACCATATTTGGTTATCCATGGAGCACAACCATCCGAATCAGATCCACAAAAGATCGGTTCGTGGCAAGGTGGCAGTGACTTTGATGATCTTATGATGGCATTAAATGGTTCCTATTATCAAGCACGTAAAGCAGATCCTAATTTTAAACAACCCGGGTTTGTTAAAGATGATTGGGAATTAGTACAACGTATGTTAGGAACTCCTGAGGGTAAAGAATACGCAATCGACCAAGCGATCGGTTTATCAGATATTAACGATACATCACCTGAAGCGCAATTTAATCGCGACCAACACCACGAATTTGAAAAACAAGCTAATGCTAGATTTATGCAACAACCTGATGGAGTAGTAACTCCTGGTTGGAAATATGATCAGAAACTAGGAATGACTCCCGCACAAGCGGCATTACAAGCTCAAAAAGCTCAACCTGCACCTGTACAAGAAGGTATGGATAAATTTCTATCTATTGTTAAAAAGAACGATGTTAGTATACTTAATGAAGGTGCTAATCCACATAAAGTCAGCTTGCCAGTACAAATGGCAATGCAACACTATCAACAATGCGAGCCGTCAACTACTAGTAGCGATAAAACTAGCCTACTTAAAAAGTATTTCCACGAAGTTGAAAATGAAGTTAATGAACAAGCTAAAGCTAAACGTCACTTAGTAAATCAATACGCTAGCGTCATTGCCGAGCGTGTTATGAACAAGCAATCAAAAAATAAGATTCTAAAAGAAGAAGAGTCCGAAGAAGAAAGCGAACGTAGACGCTTTCCACATTATTACAAACATAAAGATCATACAGTTTTTAGAATTCCAGACGAGTCTAATCCTAACGGATATCGCGATGTACAACCTGAAGATGATGAATGGGATTCTATCTATCAACAAGAATTTCCAGACCAACCTCTTCCTAAAGAGACAGGCGGTTTTTATATCGGTAAGCATCCGTTAGTAAAAGGCCCCGAGGATCACGATCAAGATGTTGGAGAAATGGCCATTGCTCATAATCCAGCAGATGCTAATAATCCATTAGTACACAGTCACGAAAAAGCCAACCCAATGCATCTTAAAGATCGTATTGCACAAGCTCGCGCACAATTAAAAGAACTCGCACAACTAGCCGATTCAAACGAACTACTAGTGTGGGAAAAGATTACACGCCTAAGTAAAGGCGGTATGTTTATGGGTTTAGAACAAAACCTAGAACAAATACGTCACGGTATTAATGAACTTGTTCAAGCTCGTAAAACAGGCAAACAAGTTCCTCCAAAAGCCCGTGGCAGCATTGATAAGAATATTGGCTAAAATAAATTTTTAACCTGTTGCTTTTATATGATAACTAATATATAATAGGCAATATAGGAGATATTTTATGTCAGGACGTTCATACGGTGCAGAAGAAAAGGCAAAACTCGAAAGATTAATTTCAGAAGGCTCAACAGTACTTCGCGAAATTGAAGACTTGTCTGAAGGCTTAAAAGAAACAGTTAAGGCAGTAGCAGAAGAACTACAGGTAAAACCAAGTGTTATTAATCGTGCTATCAAGATTGCACACAAAGGTGATTGGACTGCGCATAATGAAGATTGGGCAGAGATTGAAGCAATTTTAGATATCACTAAACGTATCTAATAAGTATTAAAGAGAAAGGTCCGCTGGCCATAAACAGCACAAAATGGTATTTGCAAGCCGTAATTTGCATAATGGAGAACTAATGAGCTATGTAGACGCATGGTTTGACCGCGAGAATGATATTATC